TTGATACCCAAGATAAATATGGGAATCCTAGAGAGTCTTCTAGTTTTATGGGATAAATTAGTCGGCTACCCAGTAACATTACTGGCCCTGACATCCGAAGCAGCTACCCACAGCCATGTGGCACTGCAATAAATGAGGTAATAACAATGGCAAAACAAATAAAAGGTGCGAGAGCAAACAAACCAAATGACTCCTTTGGAGTAACTAACAATCCAAATCTTTACAAAAATAAATATCGTGAAGAGGTGGATAGAGAAGACGAAGATGAGATTGAAGAAACAATGGAGACTCAAGACCCCACTCAAGAAGTGGCTACTCAAGAAGAACCTAATAGTTTCGCAGACGCAAAAGAAGATCACGATTATAAAAAACGTTATGATGATTTAAAAAAGCATTATGATTCTAAGCTAAATGAGTTTAGAGATGAACGTGAACAAATGGCGAGTGAACTTAAATCAGTTAAAGCACGAGTCCAACAGATGCCACGAGGAACAACTCCCCCAAAGACCCTAGAGGAACTTGAGGATTTTAAGGAACGTTATCCTGATGTTTTTGAAGTGGTAGAAACTGTAGCAGGAGTGCAGACTGAAGCTAAAGTAGCTCAATTGCGAGAAGAAATAGCATCCGTCAAAGAAAGAGAGAAATCTCTTAAAAAGGAAAAAGCGTATGAAGAACTTACTCATACACATCCTGATTTTGGTGAGTTAAAATCTGATGATAAATTTCTTCAGTGGCTCGATGAACAGCCTGAACAAATTAGCAATGGTATTTATAAAAACAATACTGACGCTAGATGGGCAGGTAAAGTCGTATCCCTTTATAAAGCAGAGATGGGCATATCTACTAAAAAAACTACTACTAAATCTAGCCAAAACGATGCGGCAGCTACGGTTACTAAGACTCAACCAAAAGAAGTTGCAACATCAGATCAAAAAGGAAAGATTTGGAAGATGTCCGACATCGCCAAGCTGAAATCGTGGGAGTTTGAAAATCTTGAAAAAGAAATAGATCAAGCACGAGCAGAAGGGCGAATAACTCAATAAACTAACCTCAAATAGAGGAAGGATACTATAATGGCTTTTACTACAAGTTCAGGGTATGGAAACTTACCATCAGGTAACTTTGCACCCGAAATCTTTAGTCAAAAAGTTCTTAAGTTCTTCCGTAGAGCTTCGGTTGCAGAAGATATTACGAATACCGACTATACTGGCGAAATTGAAAACTTTGGCGATACTATCAAGATAATGAAAGAACCAACACTTACTGTGGCTGCGTACCAGAGAGGTTCTGTCGTTAACCCTCAAGACTTAGCTGACGATCAGATAACAATGACCGTTGACCAAGCTAATGCTTTTGCATTTAAGATTGACGATATCGAAGAAAGACATTCACATGTCAACTTTGAAGCGTTAGCAACTTCTTCAGGTGCATATGCACTAAAAAGAAAGTTTGATGCAAATATTCTTCAAAATATGTCAGATTCTGCTGGAATTGCAGCTTCTGCAGTATCGGGTACAACTTTAACAACTACTGCTGCGGCAGGTGATATAGGAACAGCTAATGCTCCTATCAACGTTGAGACAGACGACAATGGTATCAATATGATGCTTGCGATGGCTAGACTTCTTGACGACCAATCTGTTCCTGAAGAAAACAGATGGTTTGTAGCACCTCCGATATTTTATCAGAAAGCTTTTCAAGCTGGAAATAAAATAGCTGAAGTAAATATAACAGGCGACCAAACTTCTGCATTAAGAAATGGTTTAGCAACTGTTGGTACTTTAGCAGGCTTTAGATGTTATAAGACTACTGCCTTAAATAGTACAGGTGGAACTGACCAAGTAACATTAGTAGATGGATCAGCTACATTAGCTACAGATGCTTCTGAAAATATTGTTCTTGCAGGTCACATTTCTGCTATGGCTACAGCGTCTCACATCGCTAAGACTGAAGTGGTACGTTCAACTGAATCTTTCTCTGACGTTGTTCGAGGATTGCATGTTTTTGGAAGAAAAGTCCTAAGACAAGAAGCAATTGTTCGTGGCGTTATAGATTTTGCATAAGGGGGATAACCAATGACTACTTTCGATTTTACCATCAGTGGTGGTGGAACTGTAGGGCATCCTGCTCATGCCCTTAGACCGTACGTTGTACAGTCTAAAATCTTTGACTCAGCAGACGAAAACCTTTCAGCTAACGACATCGTTAAGATGATTGACTTACCTGACAACTCCATCGTTCTTGGTGGTTGTTTGGATGTCATGGAAGCTGGTGGTTCTAGTTTGACGTTTGATGTAGGTACATCTGCTGACATTGACGCTTTCTGTGATGGCGTTGATGGAAATGCCGATGCCATCTACAACTTTCATCCTACAGCAGCAGGTATCAATATTGTTATTGCTGCCGATGCTATCCAAGTTAAAGCTTTGGGTGCAGGATGTAGTGCAGGTAGATTTAGAGTTATTGCTTGTATTGCCGACTTTGGTGATCCAACTGCAATGGTTCAAACTGCTTCAGTTCAGACTGGTGTCTAACAACTAAACTTGAGAGGGCAGGGCAACTTGCCCTCTTGACAATTACGG